ACCTACTATCACACAGTACGGTGTAGCTACAGACTTATATGGTGTAACCTCTGATCCATTTACAGCTTCACTTTTGTTACTAGAAACAGAAGACTTGTTGTTACAAGAATCTGGCAGTAATATTTTGTTGTAATTAAGGATACCTATGACTACAACTGTTTTTACTAGTGGAACTGTTATTGAGTCACCCTGGCTTAATGACGTTAATGCTGCTATTTATATAGCTATTGCAAATGCAAGTGGTAGTCCACCAAATACTACTGCACAGGTAGTAACAAACCTTAGTCAAGCTGGTGGATTAGCTACGCAGAATACAACACAAACTTTAACTAATAAAACTTTAGTTGCTCCTGTAATTGGTGCAGCCACTGGCACTAGCCTGTCAACTACTGGTAATCAAGTTATCAGTGGTACGGGCAAACAGGGATATGCTACAGGGGCTGGTGGTGTTGTAACGCAAGCTACTAGCAAAGCTACAGGGGTAACACTAAGCAAACCTACTGGTCAAATTACACTAAATGGTGCTGCATTAGCTGCCTCAACTACCGTCAGTTTCACTTTAACTAATACGGTAATTGAAGTTGGCGACATTTTGGTGATGAATCACATTAGTGGCGGCACGGCTGGTTCGTATTCATTAAATGCTCAATCAGCAGCAGGGTCAGCAAGCATCAACGTTCGTAATATTTCTTTGGGTTCGTTATCTGAAGCCATTGTTATTGCTTTTGCAGTAATTAAAGCTGTGAGTGTGTAATAGTAACTAAGTCATTAATTAACATGGCTAGCAATCTACATAATGTATATAGGAATAAATCATGGCTGACAAAAAAATCTCCGCACTAACAGGTGCAAGCACACCGCTTGCTGGCACAGAAGTATTGCCTATTGTTCAATCAAGTGCAACAGTCAAAGTTAGTGTTGCTAACTTGACTGCTGGACGAGCAATAGGGGCAACTAGCATTCAATTTGGCTCTGGTACTGTTTTATCCGTCTATGAAGAAGGTTCGTGTTCAATAACTTTGACTGCTGGATTTGGAACTATTACATCATCAAGTGTCACTGCCAACTACACAAAAATAGGCCGTGTTGTAACTATTACGGGGCAGCTATCAATAACAAATAATGGTACAGGGGCAAGTTATTTGAACTTGGTTGGACTTCCTTTTACGCCTGCTACCACATCTGCTGGCGTAGGTAGAGAAGGCGTAAATAATGGTTTAACGGATGTAATTTATATTTCGGCAGGCGCAACAACTTGCCAAATGTTTACCGCAACAAACACTTATCCAGTTGCAACAGGATCAACAGTTAATTTTTCAATGTCATACATTGTATAAAAGGAAATAAAATGTCTTTGACCAAAGTATCTTTTTCAATGATTAACGGCGCTCCCGTTAATGTTTTGGACTATGGAGCAAAAGGTAACGGAGCAATAGACGACACGGCAGCTTTTGCGGCTGCGCTTGCAACTGGTAAATCGGTTTATATCCCACAAGGCACGTACAAGGTTGCTCCAGTATCAACTCCAGTTAGTGGCACAGAGCCAAATAGAACATCTGCATGGGTATTAACAAGCGGTCAAACTATTTATGGGGATGGCGTTACTTCCGTTTTGTTGTGGGGCAGCGCAACGGTGCAATGCTTTTTTAAAGCTACCACGGCAACAAATATTGCGTTACGCGATCTTAAATTTGATGGCGGTTATTCGTCAATTATTGTTTATCCTGACACCGATGGTTCGGTTGATGGTGTAGTTGTAAGTGATTGCTATTTCAGCAATATGCTTATTGATGTAATAGGCGGCAATCAATTGGCCCTTAATTCAGACTCAAAATATTCAAAAAATATTTTAGTGCAAAACTGTATTACATCCGGCCCTGCGGTTCATTCAATATTGTTTACAAATTGTTATAACGCGCAAGCATTAGGAAATAGATTTAATAATGTTACCGGCGGGTATTGTATAGATGCATCGCAAGGAAGCCGAAACGTTGTGTTGGCCGATAACGTAGCACAAACTTGTAAATATTTTTGCAAAGTAGAATCATCTGATACAACTTCTATAGATCCAACAAAATTTGCGTCGCATGAAGTTATTATTGCTAACAATACGGCACTTAGCGTTGATACCTATGGCATTTTTGTAAATTCAGCCGCAGACCATATTGTTATTGAAAGCAATATTATGGTTGGTTTTTTTAATTATGGAATATTTTTAGACCAAGTTAGTAATTACACTCACAATGGGTCTATATCAATAGCTGATAATGTTTTAAGCGCGGCATCAACATCAACAACCGCTATTGGAATTTTAGATTCTCTGGCAAGTGGAACATTACCCCATGTATTTACAGGCAATGTAATTGATAGGGTTGATACTGGCATCAAAATTTCCAGAAAAAATGCTGTTATTACTGGCGGTTCAATTAGTGCTAGTGGTTCTGCAATTTTATTGAATGTCCCTTCTATTCTTGATGGGGTGTGTATCACTGGGGTTAAAATAGCCGCCGCTACAGGAATTAATTGCAATGGCACTGGACAGCCCGTAAAACGAATTACTGTAAATGCTTGCGACATAAACTTTACATCAACTGCAATTTATAGTCAAAGTTCAATTTATCAGTCAATTTTTAATAACAACACTTTAAATAGTTCTGCGCCTACTGTAGGGGGGATAGTATTAGAAACACCTATAAATTGTTCTTTGCAAAACAATACAATCAATATGAACACATCAACTCTTAATTCCATCACTACTGCAACGGCAACAACCGACTGCATTTTTGTTGGCAACATTTCTAATCGTGCATTTAATATTAATGCACCTTCAGCTGGAGTTATCAATTCTGGCAACATTGTTAATGCTGCGTATGTAGCATAAAAAGTTTTATTAACTTTATTTTTTGATTGGAGATTAAAATGGCTTTAGAAAAAGTAATCGTAGTAGACCTTATTGAAGTAGTTGAAAACGGGGTACTTCAAGTTCGCACTAAAACCGCTATTAAAGAAGATGGCGTTGAAATCAGCAGTAGCTTCCACCGCCATGTTGTCGTGCCTGGTGCTGACTACAGCGCAGAGGATGCTCGCGTAAAAGCTATTGCCGCATCTATCCACACTGTTGAAGTAATTGCTGCTTATGTGGCTGCACAGTCTGCACAGTTAATGTAATAGACTATGGAACCACAAAACCTTATTGACACAATTCTAGGAATTGGTTTTACTGTTCTTGGATGGTTTGCCAGAGAATTGTGGTCTGCTGTTAAAGAGCTTAAGTCTGACCTGTCTAAGCTTAAAGAAGACTTGCCTAAAACTTACATAGCTAGAGATGATTATCGACAAGACATGAATGAGATCAAATCTATGCTTAGTAAAATCTTTGACAAGTTAGACAACAAACAAGACAAGTAAGCACACATATATTACTTAATATGTTATTAGGAACAAACAATGGCTACTACTTACTTTATAGATAACTCTACTCCTATAGTTGCTGCATGGCTTAACGATGTAAACAATTATGTGTATCAAGGTAAACAACGTGGAACAGTTACAGCTACGTCTGGACAAACTGTATTTACAGTTCCCTTTACGTACACTGTTGGTGCTAAAACTTTAGATGTGTATATCAATGGTGTACGACAAATATTAAGCTCTAGTTATACAGAAACTACATCTACGTCTGTTACGTTTAGTGAAGCTGTTCCTGTTACTGCTGTTGTAGAGTTTGTAGGTTAACTACTATGTCTTATAAACCAAGGTTTGATTCAGGGTCTTGGCTTGTAATCTGTGATGCCTGTGGTAGACAATACAAGGCTAATGAGCTACGATTACGCTGGGACGGGCTTATGGTTTGTTCTGGTGATTGGGAACCTAGACAGCCTCAAGACTTTGTACATGGTGTAGCAGATAAGATAGCACCACCTTTTACTAGGGCAGAACAAGAAGACACTTTTCTTTTTGTATGTACTCCTATTACCACACAAGGTATAGCGGACTACGGCACAGCAGATTGTGCTAAAGCAAGCATAGATAGCGGCAATCGTCCTGTATGTACCCTAGAAGGGTCTGAGGCTATATCTTTTCAAGCTATTGCTGGATGTTCTATATCAGGTAAGACAGCTCCTAGTTTAAATAGTTTTTTAATAGGATAAAACAATGAGTTCTACTTACACTGTTTCTCGTGATCAGATTATTACTTTAGCACTTCGTAAGTTAGGTGTGCTTGAGATAGGTGATGTGCCTGATGCTGAGACTATCAACAATGCTGCTATGTCTTTAAATCTTTTGATCAAGCAATTAAGTACAGAAGGTTTAAAGCTGTGGAAAAACTCAGAGCTTATTATCCCTCTGATTACTAACCAGACTACTTACATCTTAGGTGGGTCTACATCTGCATTGATGTACGACTCTCTTAACCCTACTGTAGCTATTACTGATAGACCTCTAAAAGTTATCCAAGGGTTCTATCGCAACATTACTGTTACTCCTTACATTGATATACCTGTGATGGTTGTATCTAAACAAGAGTACAACGTTTTAGGTTCTAAGTTTTCTACTGGTACAGCTAACACTATCTTCTATGACACTAAGAAACTTAATGGTGTGTTGTATGTGTACCTAACACCTGATGTTAACGCTAGTACCAATATGGAACTTCATATTGTTGCTCAGCTTCCTCTAAATGATTTGTCTAGTGCTTTAGATATACCAGACTTTCCTAATGAATGGATGAACTGTTTGGTGTGGAACCTTGCTGATCAACTAGCTCTTGAGTATGGGGTTCCTATGAACTCTAGACAAGAGATTAGTATGCGTGCAGGTACTTATAAAACATTGTTAACTGATTGGGATGTAGAAGCTTCTAGTACGTTCTTTGCTCCAGACTTTAGGTCTACTAGTAATAGTGCTTACAGGGGTTAAGTATGGCTACAGAACGCATTCCTCTTACCCAACCTATTGAAAGTCGAGATGGTACTTTTAGTAAGGATTCCTATTCTTCTAACTGTGTGTTTGAGTCTAGGGATCAAAAGAGAGAATTTGTTAAAAGACCTGGACTTGTTTTTGTAAAACAAGTAACACCTGTTACTCCTCCTGCTAGTACACCTAGTCAAGGACTAGCTAGTTTTAACAACAAGATTATTTCTGTTATTAATAACACAGTGTACCAAGTTGATCCATCTGGATACGCAATTACTACTGTAGGTACAACGTCTGCTTCAACTAGTCAAAGTTATTTTGTTAGAACCTTTTTAGATGCGTATTTGTTTATGCACAACAAGGTTAACGGATACTTGTACAAAAAGTCTGACTCTTCTTTTAGTGCTATCACTAACGACAAGGTTGTAAGCATTAGTATTGACAATGAAGGTCTTAATTACAGTTCGGGAATTACCCTAAGTTTTTCTGGTGGTGGTGTTACTGCAACTGCTACTGTTGTTAACGGAAGTATTTCTACTGTAACTATAACTAACAATGGTAGTGGTTTATCTTCTGCACCTACTTGTACTGTTAATAAACCCAGTACTGTAACTCCTACTGCTACAGGTACTATAGCTTTGTTTACTATTGTTGTATCAAGTGCTACAGGTATTTATACGGGTATGTACGCCTCTGGTACAGGTATAGCTCCTAATGCTACAGTTACTAATATCAATGGAACTACTATTAGTTTAAGCATTGCAAACACTGCTGCTGTATCTGGGACTATTACCTTTGTTGACAATGGTTCTAGTGCTGTACTGACTTCTGTTCTTTGTGCATTTCCTGACGGGCCTTATGTATCTGGAGCAGTGTTTTTAGATAACTATGTGTTTATTGGTACAGCTAGTAATCGTATATACAACTCTAATGTTGGTGATCCAACATCTTGGAACCCTTTAAATTACCTTACCTTTGAACAGACTACAGATACCCTAGTAGGCATAGTTAAACACCTTAACTACTTAGTAGCTTTTGGTAAAACTAGTATGCAGCTTTACTATGACACTGGTACTGCTGTAGGTTCTCCTTTGACTGTAGCTCAAAGCTATACATCTGAAGTAGGTTGTGCCAATGGAGATAGCATAGTAGCTACTGATGGTACTGTCCTTTGGGTAGGTACTAGTAAAACTCATGGTCGTTGTGTATACCTTATGGATGGTGTTGCTGCTGTTAAGATTTCTACAGACAACATAGACAAACATCTAGAAGCAGATGACATGAGCAAAGTAACTGCTTACTGCTATAAGTTTGGTGGGCATACTCTCTACATACTAACTCTTCACAACACTAATCAAACCCTAGTGTTTGATATAAACGAAAAGATGTGGTATCGCTGGACACAGTACGCAATAGCTTCTAGTGACCAACCTAACCCTGGTACTTATGTAGAGTCTTATTTCCGTCCTAGCTTTTATGCTGAAGTAAATACTGTTCCGTATGTGTTAGACGATGACACAGCAAACATATATTATTTTGATGTAAACACTTACCAAGATAATGGACAAGCTATATACTGTAGGACAGTCACAGACCTCTATGACAACGGGGTCACTAAACGTAAATTCTACGGTAGGCTAGAGATTATTGGTGATAAGGTGGCAGGTACTATGCAAGTACGCCACACAGGAAACGACTACAACTCTTGGTCTAACTACAGGTCTGTTGACCTCAATGCTTCTAGGTCACAGATATATCTAGGTGGTGCTGACCGCCGTAGAGCTTGGGAGTTTCTTTGTACTAGTAACGTACCCCTTCGTCTTGATGGTGCTGAAATAGACTACAGGATAGGCGAGATGGATCAAGAACAAAGTGTTGGTGGTGGACGCTATAGGAGATAACTGTGAATCAAAATACTCTAGCAAAAGTTACCTTTAGAGAAAACATACAAGTTGTTGAAAAAGGTATGTTTGATCTTGTTAAAGAAAACAAGATAGAAAACAATTTGCCAGACTGTACTTTGACTCATTACTTTACTCCTATGGATGAAAAGTATGGCTGCGGTACTTATGCCAGACAAATGTTTATTCCCAAAGGAACTCTAATCTTTGGTAAGATACATCGCCACCAACATCTTAACTTCATTATGCAGGGTGAAGTTAAAGTCTTTACAGAGTTTGGTACTAAAGAATATAAAGCTCCCTGTGTGTTTGTATCTGAGATAGGTCTTAAGCGGTCTGTGTATGCTATAGAAGATACCCTTTGGGTAACAGTACACATGACTAAGCACCTAGGCGAAGAAAACTTAAGCAAGATGGAAGAAGAAGTTATTGCTCCAACCTATGAAGAGTTGGGTCTAATGTCCTCTACAAGCGACTTGCTTAAATTAAATAAGGAAACTCAATCATGACTTTTGGAACAATTGCATCTGTAGTAGGTATTGCTGGTGGTATCATAGCTTTAACTAGTAGTAGCAGCAGTGCTGGTGCTCAAGCTCAACAAGCTGCTGATCCTTTTTCACAATACCGTGG